CCCCCGAAAGGGAAAGTTCAAGGTATTTAGACGACCACACACCAGCCCGCAACTTTTCAGTATTTTTAGGTAGTGGTCTTGGGAAAGGGGTGTCCATCCCTGTATATGCATCAGTACAGTGTCAGTGTGAGAGGTCAGAAGTTGGTTATAAGATATTGGAATATGCATTATGGCTGGGCAGCCTCCAATACCTTAGTTTTCAGTTGTGTGGCACCTGAGAACAGGGTCCTTTCCACAACAACAGAACCAAAATCGTTCCATGTGAGTGCGTAATATGTAATAAGTACCAAACAACAGTCATAACGATCCTAAGGCAACCGCACTACAATAATGCGAGAGCCCCAGCACCGTACGTACCCATGTACCGTTCAGCACCGGACGTGAGCATGCCAGGAATAGCGTTTCCAACGCCCTTCCCGACTGCAGACACTCCAGTCCATGCTGCGCGTACTACCGCACCTGCAGTACCTTCCATACTTTGAACAAGACGATGTGTCCAAGAAGGATGGTGGTGGTCAAGTACGGCCAATGTAGTTGCAGCATGGCTCGGGCCGTTATTGTGGATGCCCATAGAACTAAGTCCCGAGGCAACCTCCGGTCGCCACTCGATATTCTTGAAGAATTCGAATGCTAGGTTAGAATCAGTGTTGGATACCCCACGCCATGCGAACCCAAACAAGGTGGGTGGATTCACACGAGAGCTTTCACCCTCACCAGAAGACATACCAACCCCCATAGTCACGCAACTGTCGTCAACTCCTCTGAAAATTTCAGAAGCAGGTGTAGGCCTAAATACATGTTCAAATGTATCTACCCCTATACGTCGGACGTCAGTTGAAGATCTGAACCATTCATCCACATTTGGAACAGTGGAGCCTGGTCCACCACTCAGTAGGTTGCCAATGCTGGAGTTGTCAATAAAGGCAATCTGTCCAGAACTGTTGGTCAACTTACCGAAGTAGCTGAACTTCATGCACGCACTGAGAGTACGTGCATCGCGAGCAGTGTCACCTTGCAACAGGGTATACCCTGGATCAGGCAACGAAAATCCACCACCTCCAGGAGCCCAATCAACGCCCTTCCCAAAAGGAAAAAGCGTTGTATTGAGGGGAGTGACAGTGGAACTATCTGAACAGAAACACAAGATGTTTGCTGAATAGCTAGGTTCACCACTGTTGGTGAAATCGGGGGCCCAGAGCACAAACCCGTTGGTACCGTAAGTACCAGCAGAGTTGTTGGATGTGCTCTTGAGGCGGGCTAAATAGCCCTGGTTAGAGCCATATAGCCCAGGTATGAGCTGCGCGTGACACGGATCACTGACCAATGAGAGGTAAGGAGACAGAGCTCTTAAACCAGAAGTCTGTCTCGGTCCCTTCTTACGGGTCCTCCGTCGTCGCGGGGCATTACGTTTTGCAGTAGCTTTAGAAGCGTTTCTCTTGCTGTTTGTCATTTTTAGTGTTTTAGTGTTTATTTTCTAAATGTAGTCTCTTCGAAAGTGTCAAGGAATAGTCTTTCGCAGCGTCGGGAGTACGACGGTCGTAATGTACCGTAAAACTCCTCAAGCGCAATTTGGCGTTCTGGATCAATACCAAAGGCCCGGAAGAAGGAGAGTCTTGCCTCGTCAGAGACAAAATTCTGCTTAGATTCCAATCCTTTTGACATTCGGACCATGCCCGAATGTTGGTCGATGCGGCTCTCCTTGAAACCTGTGGTTCCCCTGCCAAGCATATCATAAAATGCTTGTAACACGGGCATACCAGAGGTCAAGGCTGTTCCGCAATGAGCTTTCGCAGCACGAAGCTCATCCCACATCGCCTCGTTAGGCACAGGCTTCACGGTCATTCCATCCCTGGTCATACTGTCCAAGGGTTCCCTAACCATGCGCCACGTCGCACCATCAAAAACAGGTTGCATACGGCAAAATGTGATGCCCTCGATTGTAGATGATGTTCCTTCGACTTTAATATTAAAGCCATAGTCTGCGGCCACTTGCTCCAAGTGAGGCTTAATCAAAGCCCAGTGAATCTTCTCACATATAATGTTAGTGTCATCACCCGCAGAGAACATCTCTCTCTTAATGCCTGCACGCGTGCAAGCATCATCAACCATAGCACACATCGTGAGAACACCGAATAGCGATGTGAAGACGACCCCATCAGAAAGGGTCCCTGTCACTTCACCTCTAAGCGCTCCATCACGTGCTTTCGCCACCCACCGAACGGTTCTCGCTCGATTCATCTGCTTTCTCAGGTCTTTGCCTTCATCTGTCGATTCACCCGGGACTGAGACCAAAAAGTCGGTGATCGCATCATGTATTCCAACAGAAACATGTTGCGAGAATCTGCTACAATCTAATTGCACGCAAATTGGATCATCAAACTGATCCCACTTCTCTTTGATCGTCTCACCGATCTGAACCACATTCATCGCCTTAGTAACCGTGCGCCGCACGTTACTATTCCTTGCCAAGCACCGATCTAAAGCCCTATACACCGCCTTTTCAAGCGGTGCAATGTGGACACCAAGAAGTAGGTTGATCACGACTGACTGGGGTCTGATCACGCGTGGAGTTTTGTAAATCCACCCACCCAAACCATCTGGTTCGAGAGCCATAAGTTCATCTTTAATGAAAAACTTAGCAAGCTCATCTCTCCAGGTGATTATCCGTTCGTGAAGAGTTTCGACCTCACGAAGGTAGGCTTGTTTCTTTGGACCAGCGCGAGTATTGGCGTAGTCGAAATATGACATCCTACCTCCGTAGTTGACCTTATGTCTCAATTTACGAAGGAACTTCTTGAAGGGCTTTAAATCCCTAGGCACGGGGGGTTTCTTAAACTCACCCCCGTCCTTCACAAAATACACCCGCCCCAAGATGGCGGCATGTAAATTGTTCACACTGTTGTGGAACACCATCTTTTTCCCTCCCGTACCGCACTCCACAAATCTAGTGATGATACGGGGATTTGGACTGCGCAGCTGAGACGTCACCTTAATAGCAAGTTCTGCAAGAACATCTAAGTTCATAATACTTTCGATGTCACCTTGGTACTCCATGCTTAACGCCTCTGCCGCGCAGCCCTAACAGCGCGGTTTAACCCCACACAACTCCTGGTACTCAGCATTGCGAGCACGTGAAGCTGCAGAGTGTTGCACCATCATGGCACTAATCTCCGCACGTGTGGGGGTGAGAACCATCTCAACCGCGAGGTCTATCCAACCTGCAATATCCTTGGTTCTCCAAGTTCTATTTTTCATGGCATTATTAACCATATCGCGTGTACTCAACCTAACAGCGTTGGTCGCCGTACCACGATATGATACTTTAGCCTTCACCTCATCAACGATGAGGAAAAGTCCATAATGTTTGCGTTTCAGGCGTTTACGCCTTTCTCCATGAAACTTCGCTCTGTACTCGTTTTCTTTGTCCAGTGCGTCATTAACACACTGGTTTTGCCGCCAGTCATCGAGATTTTTCTGACTGATGGGGATTGGTGGTTCGGCAAGGTGGGCAGCAAGCTGATGCACCCGCTGGCGAGCATCTATTTCATTCTGGGGCATACCCTGAATGTCACACATTAACTCGTCAGCGGCAGACATGTGAGCAATGGCTTTCGCCTGATCAGCCTGTTGAGCGATCAGCATGTTGCGATCAACCGAATTCTGGACCATCCGCACTTCCTTCATGTGACTCCCATCACTGTCACGGTAGGTTGACTCATATGCATCAAAAATTTCAGAAAATTCTTGATCCACATCGCCATCAAGTGTTGCGGTACAACAGAAAACCGCCGTACTATGTGCTTTCTTTATCATGTAGAACGGCAAAATAGCCGGTGAGAGAATGGCAAGAACAATCTTACCAGGAGTGGTTTCAAGGAAAAACCGCTCCATTGGTGTCTTCAAATGTTTACGCTGATTTCTTTTAGTTGTGGCCATGATAGAGAGTTTAAATTTGTTGGGTTTACGCATTTAACCACCGCGCGGTGGGGGAAGACATCATGTGGTGCTTCACACATGACATTCACTGAGGTTAAAGGGGGCAGCATATGTTCCCTAGCCTAGCACCAAGCCTCAGTCATCACAATCCAGATCCCACTGAACTGTGACAAGTCGTTCACAGGCACATTTGATCCCTGCCTGAACTAAAGCGAATAAACCTACTTGCCCTGGGGATCACAACGATAGTAGTCACGCACCCAACAGTTAAGTTGGGTGAACAACATATGAAG